CCGGGACCGTCTGCAACTGCTCCTGGAGCTGACGGGCGAACCGGGCACGTACTGGCTGGGCGGTGACCTCGGGTACACGTCCGACCCCACCGAGATCCTGCTGCTGCGCGAGGACCAGGACGAAGGCCGGACCACGCTGACTCTCACGCTGCGGATCCACGCAGAGCAGATCCCGTACCCCGTGGTCACCGAGATCCTGGCGCTGCTGGACCGGGTCTACTCGCCTGTCGGGCTGGGCGTGGACCGGGGGGGCAACGGGATGTCGGTGGTCCAGGAGTTGCTCGGCCTGGACAAGTACCGGGACCTGCACCTGTTCGGCCGCCTCATCGGCTACGACTTCGGCGGCGCGGTCACCGTCGGCGAGGACGAGCGGGGCAACCCCATCCGCAAGCGGGTCAAGGAGCACATGACCGCGCTCATCAACGAGGCGCTCAACGCTCGGCGCCTGGTGCTGCCGAAGCAGGACCACGAGCTGGAGGACCAGCTCTGCACCCAGACCTACATCCTCTCGGACCACGGCGTGGTCTACAGCAAGGGCAACGACCACATCGTCGATGCCCTGCGGTGTGCGCTGCTGCGGCGGGCGCAGGAACGGGGCGAGCAGTACGACCCGGTCGAGGTGGTGGTGAGCCTCTCGCCGGTCACGACGAAACCGATCTTCGAGTAGGAGAAGACCATGGGAACGACGAGAGCAGACAAGACGAAGAGGGAACGGAAGCCCCGCACCCGGGCCGTGGCGCCGGAGTCGCTGGGGGCGGCAGCCGCGCTGACGGGCACCGCCTTCTCGGAGATCGCGGCGAAGAACGCAATCCCCAGGACGTGGGAGGACCGGGCCCGCAAGGCGGTGGAGTACTACCAGGAGGAGCCCATCATCTCGAACGCCATCAACGCCTGGCGCACCTTCGCCCTCGGGGACGAGATCACCGTCACGGCCGAGAAGGACGCACTCCAGGACGAGGTGAGCGAGCTGTTCTACCGGCTCGACCTCAACCGGTTCGTGAAGGACATGATCCTCCAGCTCCTGGTCAAGGGCGACGCCATCGGGTACCGGGTCAAGGGCAAGGCCGGCGACATCGAGCGGGTCATCTGCGTGAACCCCGTCTCGGTGCGGCTGCGCTTCGAGAACGATGCCCTGGTGGAGGCGATCCAGCGCCCCCAGAACCTCGACGGCACCTACGCCGAGGACATCACCCTCGACCTCGACGCCATGCTCCAGCTCAAGTGGAACGCGCCGGAGTTCGAGCCCCGGGGGAACAGCATGGTCCTGCCCGCGTTCGAGGCCATCGAGCTGCTGCGGGACTACCGCCGGGCCGAGCGGGCCATAGCCAAGCGCTGGGCCACGCCGCTGCGGTTCATCCAGGTGGGCGGGGCCTTCGGCAGCAAGATCGTCACGCCCGACCAGAAGATGCTGGAGCGGGTCCGGGACGAGCTCGACCGCATGGACATGAAGTCCGGCCTGGTCGTGCCCTTCTACGTGAAGGCCGAGACCTACGGGGCCGAGGGCGTGACGCTGAACACAGAACAGAAGGTCCGGGAGGTCAAGGAGGACATCCTCGTGGCGCTAGGCATGGCCCGCAGCATCGTCACCGGCGACGGCCCCAACTTCGCCACGGCCTCGGTCTCGATGCAGAAGATGGTCGTGCAGCTCAAAGAGATCAAGCAGGCGGCCCGGGACATTCTCGACTGGGTGTTCGACGAGTGGCTGGAGGCACAGGGGCACGAGGACGAGGTCCTGCACTACCAGTTCTCGGACCTGGACCTGAACGGTGAGACGGACCAGAAGAAGCTGCTCGTCGAGCTCTACGACCGGGGCCTCATCTCCAAGAGCACGCTCCAGCAGAAGATGGGCCTCTCCCCGGAGGTCGAGACCAAGGAGCAGGAGGGCGAGGAGATCGTCGTGGACGCCAACTGGTCGGTCCAGGACATCACGCAGCTCGTGGCGCTGGAAGTGCTGACCGTGGACGAGGCCCGGCAGTACCTGCGGCTGGCGAAGTCCGCGGACAAGGCCCGGGACGATGCCGCTCAGGCGGACGTGGAACGGCTCTACGCCCGCAACCGGAAGAAGACCGGGCAGGGCCCGGCTGGACAGGGGAGGTGAACCATGCCGCTGAAGCTCGGAGTAGAATCGACGGGAGTGCAGAACCTGCGGGCGCTCATGCGGCACGCGGGGTACCTGCTGCCGGATGGGGACCTGTTTGACGAGGGGCTGGACCGCTGCGTGCGGGCCTACCAGGAGGACCGGGGTCTGGCCGTGGATGGTGCAGTCGTGCACGGCGGAGGGAAGACCTGGCCGCGGCTGGCGGGGGAACCGCCGGTGGACATGCAGCCCGACACCTCACAGCGTGCGGCCCGGCTCTCCCGGGGCCTGGCCACCCTCTACGACGTCAGCCGGCGAAGGATGACCCCCGAGTATCGCCAGAGCCGCGTCGCTGCCTGGGAATGCATGGAAGCGGGGAAGGAGCGGGCGTTCATAGTGCCCTTCTCCAGCGACGGCTCGGGTCGGCACGGCGCGACCTGCGGCCACGCTGCTTGGCTCCTCACCTCGTGGTGGATGCGCGGGATGCACCCGGACAAGGGGATCTACCCCACCTGGCGCACGGGACGCGGGCCGACCGGCCCGATGCCCAAGCGGATGCTCCCCCGGTGCCCCGTCGAGGGCGAGATGATCGCGGGGAAGCTGACCCGGGGCCTCAAGGAGTACGTGGCCTCGACCCGCTCGGTCGCGGAGCTTGCCGACCTGGCCGGGGCCGGGCACGTCTGCCAGTGGTACCTCTGCCAGCGTCGCAGCGGGCACGTGATCTGCGTCCTCCGGATCGGAGCGAACATGGGGTGCTTCGATCCCCGCACCGGGCTCCCCGCCGTTCCCGGGCTGTACCGACTCGCCGCGGACGGAAGCAAGGCCAGCATCGGGCGGCCGTGGACCTGGCGGCGGGTGCGGCCTGGCGAGTTCGGACCCTGGACCTTCCACGGCATGGCCGACGTCCCCGAGTCCGGCGAGATCGAGTGGGGTCCCCTGGCCGGCGCGCCGGACCTGCCCCTCGTGCTGGAGGGCTGAGCGCCATGGCCGACACCCCTCAGGCAAGACGGATCCGGGAGGCGGTCGATGAGGCAGTCAAGCGGCGGGATCGCTACGCCGAGGTGCGGGTCAAGGAGTTGAACGCCGCGCTCTCGAAGGCGGCCGACGACGTCGCGGCCCAGGTCCGGCGCTTCGAGGACAAGCTGACGCTCAAGCCCTGGCAGCAGATGCGGCTCGCCGTGCTCAAGGGGCTCCAGGCCGAGATCGACAGCGTGGCGGCCGAGCTTCATGACTCCTGGAATGTCGGGATTCGAGCGAACGTCGAGGGCTCGATGCGCCTCGGCATCGAGGACGGCATCGGGCAGCTCGAGGCGATGCAGGCCCCCGATTTCAAGGACCTGACCGACGTCTCCCGCAACGCCCTCGTGAAGCGCACCTTTGCGACCATCGACCGGGCCGCCGTGGACTTCCTGGCCAACTACCAGCTCCAGCTGCTCGGCGACGTGACCACGGAGTTGGCCTCCGGGATCCACAAGACCATCACCGCCGGCGTCCTCTCCGGCAAGTCCATCCCCGAGGTCGCCCGCGAGATCGGCCGGGTCGTCGAGGACAAGGAGGCCTTCCGCAAGGCCGGCAAGACCGTCTTCAAGACCGCCCAGCGCCGCGCCACCCTCATCGCCCGCACCGAAACCCTCCGCGCCCACAACGAGGGTCGCAAGGTCTTCTACCACCAGGTCGGGGTCACGAAGGTCCAGTGGCTCACCTCCCGGGACGAGCGGACCTGCCCGATCTGCCGGCCCTTGGACGGGAAGGTATTCGGTATTGAGGAGGTGGAGGGGCCGCCTCGCCACTGCAACTGCAGGTGCACTTGTATTGCGGTCGCCAAACCGGGAGGACTCTCTCACTGACACCTGCCTGTCGGGCACCGATCCGACTGCTGGCGGGCCGCCTGAGCGCAGGAGCGCGGCAGGGCGATCTGCCCAGAATACACGGCCTTTCCTCCTTGAGAAGGCCCTGTCACTTGGTGTATTCTCCCCATGGAGCAAGGAGCACGGGGCGTTCGCCGGACCGCGAGCCCTTGGTGCATGCCTCGGAGGCAATGGATGAGTTACTTCGTGTCTGTCACCTACGACCTGCGTTATGCAGACCCTAGCGTCTATCCCAAAGTTCAACAGGCGCTGGCAGAGATCAATCTCTCGAAGTTTGTCACTGGTCGAAAGAAGATCGACGTGCAACTTCCGGCCAACTTGTTCGTGGCAGAGTTCGAGTCGCACCGGTACGAGAGGGCTTCCGAGCTTGTTGATTTCCTGGCATCCGAACTGCGGATTGTTTTTGAGCGGTTCTCGCTGCGCGGCAAGTTCTTCGTCAGTGCAGGCGAGGGCTGGGCCTGGAAGTCTGTGCCTTTCAAGTACGAGTGAACTTGGCAGCCGCATCTCTTGTCGGCTGCGGGGCATTTGTGGCCGGTCGGTCGGCAGCATGGGGTTCAGAAGGGCTAATTTGACCAGGAGCAGAGCCAGGAGAGTCCGTCATGGGCAAGAAGCTGGTAACCAAGATTGAGGATGTCAGGAGGATGGGCAACGAAGGGGAGGAAGCATGGTGGTCACGTCTGGCAGTGGCAGAGTCGTACCTTGCCGGCAGACGCGAGTGGCCGGAATGCCGATTCCGATTGTGGCAGGTGAAGGGTGAGGCGGAAACCCGTCAAATCCCAGATCTTACCTTGGAATGCAGACACGGTCTCAAGTGGGCAATCGAGATAGGTACTACCGGGTCCAAGCGAGTAGGCAGGCTTGAAGACGCTGGAATCAACGTGGTCAAGGTCGGCCGCGGTCGGGGCTTTGATTTCAATCGGCAGATAGCACCCACCGAGGGATGCCCCGACGATTGCGCCTACGCATGAAGTCCTCCGACTCGCTCGGGATTTGCGTCTGAGTCTGGATGGTCTCGTTGGGCGACCAGAGTTGCGTGTCGGGAGTGGAGGAGTCGTCATGTTCTGGTTCCGTCAAGGGGAGCTGTATTCGTTCGAGGCCATGAGGAAGGACCGCGACGAGTTTCTTTCGCTCTTGAGCGAGCAGTCCATTCCGGTCCCGCCGAAGAGCCCGATCGAGCATGGACTCCTGCTCATGGACGAGTTGTTGGAGTGCCACGCGCGTTCTCGACCTTGGTACAATTGGAAGACCTTCGCTGGCGACCTGCAAATGGCCCTTGGTGTGCACCACTTGGTGCGCATGGTCCTGAGGAGAAGAGACCATGAGGATTTCGGCAAACTGGTGCCCCACCTTGGACTTCTTCAGTCGGGCCAGCCTGCGCTGACGGTTCCTGCATGTGGCACCGATCAGGCGGCAGACAAGCTAGTGGAGTTGTTCGTCGCACTCGCCTGCATGTACAAGGGCATAGAAGTCGAACTCGACGATCCGAGCGGCTCGGGCAATGAGCCGAACCCTGACGTTCTAGCTACCATGGGCGATGGTCGACGTTGGGGATTCGCCTGCAAAGTAGTGCACGGTGATTCCCCGGTTACCTTGTTCGAGCGGTTTGCGGAGGGAGTTGGCCAGATCGACAAGTCGAGTGCGGATATAGGGACTGTTGTAATCAGCCTCAAGAACCGGCTGCCGCACGAGAAGTTTCTTCCTGAATGGTCGGACAGCATCGATGGTTGCCCCGTCTACGGGTGTTTCCCGGATCCGAGCGTGGCGAGCGAGGCACTGAGATCCTTCGACACGGAGAGGCTCCTCGCCATGGCGAATCACGCGGGAATGGACGAGATGGCCAAGCTCCTGAGTTCTTCAAAGGCATTGCCTGGCGCGCTGATGCTCGACGCAGTGGCGATTGGGGTTTCCACGGGATCGTCTAGCATCCCCACCTTCTTGGGCGCTTTGCACTGGGTCGAGCTTGCCTACAGTCAACTCGTCCTTCCATCTCGATTCGGCTCCACGGAGCATCAGGTACTCAGCGATGTGAACGACGGATTCAACATGTCGCAGCGACCATCTGACCGAGACTTCCTGATCAGGCTTTAGCGGGGACGGCGCCCCACCGGGGCTTCCGATGGTGCATGCTGCAGGCCTTTCGGATCATCACCGCTCAGGGTTCCGGAAGCGCCCAGCTCGCCAAGCGCTGTACGTGCGGGGGCTGCCGAGGTGTGCGGCTTGCTTCGCCAACGCCCGCCCCTCCTGTTCGTGCCCAAGTAGAAAACAGCAGTGGGCTGCAAGGTCCATCGCATCAGCGTTCTCCGGGCAGAGTTCCAAGACCTTCCTGAACCACATCAGGGCTTCCCCCACTTGCTCCAATTGCAGGTGGACGCTGCCCAGCACGTAGGCCAGGAAGTCGGTCATCGGCACCGCCAGGACCGCCTCCCGGAGGTACTCCCTGGCCTTCTCAGGTTCGCCCAGATTCGCCAGCACCACCCCGATCTCCGCCCGCGGGCGGTCCCATTCTGGTCTGAGAGCCGCG